AGGCACATTCCAGCTCGATATGCTTGCAGACTGGGGTAAAGCTAACTCAGTATGCGAAGCACTTTGGGCAGCTGCAGAATCAGCACCAGATACAACCATCAGCGTCACCTTGACTGCTGCTACTGGCGCACAATTTGTTTTCCCAATCCTTCCAGAATTTCCTACCGCTGGTGGATCAGGAATCGACGCACAAACAGTTTCATTCACATTCAAGATTGCGAACGGAACTGTCACAGAGACCTTTAGTTAAGATCGGAGCATCGGGAGATGAAGTTATCAATCACAATTAAATACACGAATGGCGAGGAAGTCACCTACAACGCTGGACTCCCAGAGTGGGCGAAGTGGGAACGTAAAACTGGCAAGTCCATATATTCCTTGAAAGATATATCGGCGTATCAGCAAGCGGACTTCCTCGACCTAGCCTATTTCGCGTATAAACGCGAAGCGGCAGGGAAACCGACTAAATCTCAGGACATCTGGGAATTGTCGGTCGAAGAAATGACGATTGGAGATGAAAGCCCAAAAGCTTCGAGTCCGGAAGCGTAAATCGACTTATTGTCGAAATAGCAATTGCGACCGGAATCCCAATGAGCGAATGGACTGACATCGATCAAGTCTTAACGGCGATAGACATATTGAAGGAGCGCAGCAGAGGTGGCAAATGAACCAATCGCCTATGACAAGCGCGAACTTCGTTCAATCATTACCGCTTTCAAGGCGATGGACGATGAAGCTGCTGATGCGGCTAAACGCGAAAGTTTTGCGCTGGCTCAATATGCCGCCAACGAAGTTAAGGCCTACGGCATCACAAGAACCTTCGGTCAAGCCGTTGTCGATCGCATTACAACTGGCGTTAAAGTATCCAAAACATCTAAGGTCGGCGAATTCTCTTATGGATTCGCGAATCAACGTTTCTCTGGTGGAGGATCTACTAAAGACCTCTGGGCAGGCTACGAATTCGGATCTAATCGTTATCGTCAATTCCCTCGACGCACCCCCAGACAAGGCCGAGGCAATTCTGGCTATTTCATCTATCCGGCATTACGCAAGATTCAGCCTCAATTAATTGCAAAATGGGAAGATGCGTTTTCTAAAATCATCGGAAAGTGGGACGACTAATGGCCGGAAGTAGAACCCTTAAGTTATCAATCCTTGCTGACGTCGATGATCTAAAAAAGAAATTAGATACCGGAGCAAATGAGGTCGAAGGCTTTGGCGGTAAGTTAGAGAAATTTGGCAAGGTCGCTGCCACTGCCTTCGCCGCAGCTGCCGCTGCTGCTGCTGCTTATGCTGGCAAATTAGCCATTGAGGGTGTTAAAGCCGCAATTGAAGATGAAGCCGCACAACTCCGATTAGCAAATGCTCTCAAAAACGTCACCGATGTAACTGATGAGCAAATCAAATCCATCGAAGAACAAATCTTAAAAACTTCGTTGGCTACCGGTGTCGCTGACGATAAATTGCGTCCAGCGCTACAACGTTTAACTGTTGCAACCCGAGACGTCACAAAATCTCAGGATCTCTTAAAACTTGCTTTAGATATTTCAGCCGCAACTGGTAAGGACGTCGAAACTGTATCCAATGCCCTTGCCAAAGCTTATGAAGGCAATAATGGCGCACTTACTCGTCTCGGCGTTGGAATATCAGCTGCACAGGCTAAAACTCTTGGCTTCGAGGGAACTGTTAAGCAATTGTCGGATACTTTTGGCGGCGCTGCGGCAACTCAGGCCAATACCTTTCAAGGCCAGATTGAACGACTCAAAGTGGCTTTTGATGAAGCCAAAGAATCTGTTGGTGCTGCTTTATTGCCTACACTTCAGAATCTTCTCAATTACTTTATCAACACAGTTATTCCCAAATTTATTGAATTTAAGAACGCGGCAATTCAACCAGTAACGGATGCCATCGAACGCAATAAAGAATCATTAACTTTGCTTTACAACGTCATTCGCAATTATGTCGTCCCAATTATTATTGGCGGCTTTGGCGATGCTTTGCAATTTATCGGCAAAATTGCTGGTGGAATTCTTGACGTTATCGGGGCAGTCGTCAGAGGTATCCAATCAGCCGTCTCCACGGCTATCAACGCAATTAACACTTTGATTAGGGCTTATAACGCGATTCCATTACTGCCGAACATTCCTACCATTACTGCTCCATCATTCTCAACGCCGAAGACATCCACCAGTTCAAGTCCGACAATTACCGCACCAAAAATCACAACACCGGCCACAATTACAACTCCATCAACACCGGCAGCAACAACACCCAAAGTAACGACGACAACGACTCCAACTGTTACCACAACCATCATCCCAAGTGGTAATGCCATTCCATCAAACTTTAATGTGGCAGCGGTTAGGGCAGGCGAAGAACGAGGCAACGTTATCGTCAATGTAAATTCGCCATCCATCATCGACCGAGAAGGATTCAGCCGAGCAGTCGTTGAGGCACTTAACGAATCCAATGATCGAGGAACTGGCGGCGGCGACGGATTAAGATTTGGAACGCTGGTATTATGACGGCTTGGACGCCCGAATATCGAATCTTAATTAACGGCACTAATGCGACAAGCTTGACTCTTGTTGGCTTTACGATTACCAGCGGCCGGACTAACGTCAATTCGCAACCACAAGCCGGTTATGCCAATTTGCAAATTATCAATAAAGATAATGCGGCTTACGATTGGACAGTTAATACGTCCATCACAGTCGAGGTTAAAGATTCATCAGCGGCTTGGGTTCCAATCTTTGGCGGTCGGGTCAGCGATGTAACTACTGCGGTCAGAACTGCCGGAGCAGTCGATTATGTGACTCAAATACAAGTCGTCGCTCTTGGCGCTCTATCTCGTCTATCTAAGGCAGTCTGGACAAGTTCTTTGGCACAAGCTGACGACGGCGATCAGATTTATGCAATTCTAAGCGATTTATTACTCAACAATTGGAACGAAGTCCCACCAGCCGAAACTTGGGCGACTTATACCCCAGCCACTCAAACTTGGGTGGATGCCGAAGATATTGGACTTGGCGAAATAGACAGACCCGGACAATATGAGATGGAGCAACGAGCTGCTGATCCAATTGACTTCTATTCAATCGTCATTCAAATCGCTTCATCAGCTCTGGGCTACATCTATGAGGACGCCAATGGCAATGTAGGTTATGCCGACGCAGCTCACAGGCAAAATTACCTTGTTGCCAATGGATATACGGAATTGGACGGCAATCAAGCGTTGGCTGCTGGAATCAGGCAAGTTATTCGTTCTGGCGCAATTGTTAATAAATATCAAATTAACTACGGCAACAATTACGGCAATAGCAAGACGGCTACGGATCAAGACTCGATTGACCTCTACGGCCAATACTCCATCAGCACTAATTCTTCGCTGCACGATGCCACCGACGCCCAATCCGTCGTTGATCGATATGTCGCCCTTCGAGCTTATCCTCGACCACAATTTGAGTCCATTACCTTCCCAATCCAGAATCCTGAAATTGATAATACTGACCGCGATGCTTTGCTGAATATCTTTATGGGCCAGCCGGTCAAAATTGTCAATCTGCCAGCAAATATCTATGGCGGAGAATTCACCGGTTACATCGAGGGCTGGACTTGGACGAGCACCCTCAACGGATTAAATCTGACTTTTACGGCTTCGCCTACCGAATTTAGCGCGGTCGCTCAGAATTGGGATCAAGTTAATGCGGCAGAGACGTGGAATACGATAAGTAATACCCTACAATGGGAAGACGCGATTGGAGTGATTAGTTAATGCCAACAACGAGCAACTTTGGCTGGACAACGCCAGCTGATACCGACCTAGTTAAGGACGGCGCTTTAGCCATCCGAACACTGGGTAACGGCATCGATACGTCGATGGCCCAATTAAAGGGCGGAACGACTGGGCAGGTATTAAGTAAGACATCAAATACCGATATGGCTTTCACTTGGGTTACTCAAGATGACGCCAACGCAATCCAGAACGCTATCGTTGATGCCAAGGGCGATCTCATCAGCGCAACGGCAGCTGATACACCTGCCCGTTTAGCGGTAGGCACAAATGGACAAGTCTTGACGGCAGACTCAAGTACCGCAACAGGATTGAAATGGGCAACGCCTAGTGCTGGCACTACAGTAAAACTTTACACAGCAACTCCAGCTTCGGATTTTACAACTTCATCCACCACTTTTGTTGATGCAACAGGTTGGACAATAACTTTTACGCCGACTACAGCAACAAATAAAATTAAATTCACTTTTGATGGTGCGATTGCTTGCACAGGCGATGTGGGTTTGCGCTTATTGCTAGACGGGTCAAGTATTGGCATAAGAAACTTTATCGCTAATGATGAAGGCAAAACTATTATTGGTTATACTACTGATTTATCTGCTGCATCTCATACAATTAAGTTGCAGGTGCGCTCAAATGGTGGAGTTTCATCTTCAATTTATGGCACAACTGCTGGGTATTTTTCAAGTCTATCTGTATTGGAAGTGAATTAATGAAATCTTATGATATTGGCAGAGCAATTATTTTACTTCAGCCAGACGCACAATTTACTTTAGTGGGTAATAATTATGATGATGTCGTTTGGCTTGAGCCATTGGCAGTAATCCCGACTTTAGCGGAAATTGAAGCTACTATCGCTGATTTTTCAACAGAACAAGAACCGACAGTAGAAGAAAAGTTAGCTCGCACTGGATTATCTCTTGACGATCTCAAGGCTGCTTTAGGGTTGTAATGCCTAAACTGTGCAAAGCTGGGCAGCAATTAAGGGAGCAGATAGATGACGATTATCCTGATCGCGACCGGCGTTCTGATGGTTGGATTGCTGACGCTCGCCACGTTGCTAAAGGTAATTCTGACCATATACCAGACACTCGAGGAATCGTCCGAGCTTTAGACATTGACGCGGATCTCAATGCCCATAAAGAAGAGGCTTATGCCCTTGTGGAGAAAATTCGTAAATGCGCCAAGCGAGGCGATAAGCGGATTAAATACTTAATCTACGACGGGAAGATTATGAGCCCGATAATGAATTGGAAGCGCAGAAAATACAGAGGTGCGAATCCTCACCGGTCGCACTTCCATATTAGCTTTACAACTTTGGGAGACAAAGACGGCAGCTGGTTCGACCTCGAAGGAGACAGACAAAATGGCAGAATTGAAACTGATGGCGGGAACGTGGGCGAAAACATTCGTCGCGACGGCTCTTTCGACATACCTCTCAGTAGGACTTCAACCCGATTACATTCTCAATGCGGCACTTGTGAGTGTGTTGCCTTCCGTGATTAACTGGCTTAACCCCAATTACGAGCGCTACGGCAAAGTCAAATAATGGCAGCCTCCGACCTCGCCG